CAATCAAAATTATATCAAAAAAGGTATAGTTCTTGATAAATTGATTGAATCTTTAATAGTAGATAAAGATGTAAAATTGGATGATTTGTTATTGGGTGATAAAAATGCTATTTTCGTTGCAACAAGACGATTTGCTTATGGTGATAGTTATGGACCACTTCAGATTAAGTGTCCATCATGTAGAGAAAATAATGAATGTACATTCAATTTGGGTGAATTAAGTTATAAACAAATTGATTTTTCTAAATATGAACCAAACGTAAATAATTTTGACGTTCAACTTCCTTACTGTAAGAAGACGGTAACATGTAAGTTATTAACATCTGGTGATGAAAAACAGATCGAAAATGAAATTAAGGTTTTACAGAAAATAAAAACTGGTAATACTGCTGAAGTAACAACAAGATTACGTTATACTATTGTTGCTATAGATGGTAATAGTAATAAACAAGATATTCAAAAGTTTGTAGAAAACGAACTTACTTCCAGAGATAGTTTAGAATTGAGAAAACAAGTAAAGGAAAGAACTCCTGACATTGATTTGAATTTTAACTTCAAATGTGAACAATGCAATCATGAAGAAAGGTTAGGTGTACCGCTAACGGTACAGTTTTTTTGGCCTGACTCCGCAAGATAAACTCTTGATTCACGAACAGATATTTAGTCTAGCATATAATTCACAAGGCGCATTTACGCAGGATATTGTATATAATCTTCCTGTATACTTGCGCATTTTTTATTTGAAAAAACTCATAGAATTTAAAGAAAAAGAAAAAGAAGCAATGGATAAATCAAATAAATCCCCTAATAATTCTATATCCAGACCAAATATTGCTAGAGGAAAATGATATAAAAACATTATTTTTTATATTTATATTCATATAAATTATGGCAGACGATCCAAAAATATCAGCATCTGATGTTGAAAACATGGCAAAAGCTAGAGGTCTTACAAAAGACATGTTAGAAACATGGAGAGAAAGTGCAAATGCAGCAGAAAGAATGAATGATTCTGTTGAAGATTTGACGGATTCTTTGCAAAGAGTATTAAAATTTAGTGATGCACAAGCTAAGATAGTTAATCAATCTGTTAATAAGTTTCAAGAATTAGCAACTAGAGCAGGAGATTTAAACGGTACAATTCAAAATTTAGTAGATCCTACTAAGATGATGTATGAATTATTCGCTCGATCAGTAGATAGATTTATCGAATTAGATAATGCCGCTTTAAAGTTTAGAGAAACAACAGGATTTTTATCTTCCCAAACCAAACAAGTAGAAGAAAATATAAGAATTGCAAGTAGAGATTTATCTCAATTTGGTGTTACTGCAGAACTTGCTTCTGAAGCAGCTCAACAACTTGCTACTGCATTTAATGATACTGCAATTGCAAATAAAGAAAATATAGAGTATGTTTCTTTAATGAAACAGAATCTTGGTGTAGCTGCAGAAGATTCTGTTAGTTTATTACAAAATTTCATGGGTATTGGTGCAATGACTCCTGATATTGCCCGACAAACTGCTGGTGCAGCTGCAAGTTTAGCAAAAGCAGCCGGTGTTCCACTCGCAAAAGTAATGAAGGATGTTGCTACCGCTGGTGGAGAAGTATTTAAATTAGTAAGAGGAAGTGTTAACGCTTTGATTAAAGGTGCAGTTGAAGCAAGACGATTGGGAATAGAACTTAAAGATATAGGGGCTGCAGCGGATAAATTTCTAGATTTCCAAACAAGTATCAATAGCGAAATGGAAGCTAGTGTATTATTCGGAAAAGACATCAATTTCACAAGAGCAAGAGAATTATCCTATGCTGGGGATTTGGCAGGACTAGCAAAAGAACAATCCAGAATCTTAAAAGAGGTTGGAGATTTTAGAAAACTGGATGCATTTCAAGCAAAAGCATTAGCAGAATCAATGGGATTGAGTGTAGATCAATTGGTTAAAATGAATGCTAAACAAGAAGAGTTGAATAAACTTAGAATTGATGATCCTGCATTGTATGCAAAATATACCGCCAATTTAGATACAATTGATAAAACCAATGAAAGTTTATCCGAAAAATATCAAAAAGAATTAAAGTCACAACAATTAGCAAGCCAACAACAAAAGTTACTTGCTAGTATTAATAGTATCATGATTGAATTGGGCGAAGTAGTTCTTCCATTTTTAAGTGGATTAATTTCAGTTGTTGGTGTTTTATTAAAAATAAGCACGATTACCACTAAATTTATTTTAATGCCATTTAAAGTTCTTTATGATTTAGTGAATGATCTTTGGATTAAATTTGAACCTGGCGTTGATATACTTCAAAAAATGGGATATGGTCTTCAATTTGTTATAGATAAAATGGAAGAATTTAAAGTAGGAATTGCTATAGTTTCTGGTATAATGACATTACTTTTAATGAAGTTTGCAAATCTTGGTTTTGGCAATATTTTAATGAGAGCGATTCTTTTTCCTCTTGCACCATTAAAATTTGTATTACAAAAAACAATTGGTAGTGCATTTAAAGGTGCTATGGATGTTGCGGGTGAAACTGTTGCGGCTTCTGGTAAAAAAATTGCAAGTAACTTGGCATCATCGGCTGTTGGTGCTGCTCCTACAACTCCATCCGCTGGACCTTCTGGATTTTTAAATTCAATGAAAGGAATTAATCCTGCGACAGTATTATCATTGGGTGCAGCATTAATAATGTTTGCTGGTGCAATGTATATATTGGCAAAAGCTGGACAACAGTTTAATACAGTAGATTGGAGTTCACTTGGAAAGATGGGAGTTATATTGGCAGTATTAGGTGCAACTATTGCTGGATTAATGGCTACTGGAGTACTTGAAACTGCAGCAGGAGGTATTGCATTGTTAGGACTTGCATTTATACCATTTTCTATATCTGCATTAGCTGCGGGTAAAGGCATGCAATTATTCGGACAAGGTATACAATCTGTTAGTACTGGTATTAGTGACATTGCATCGAATATTTCTCAAATAGCTTCATTGGAAGATGCTTTCTCTGTATTTACAGATACTAGTATATTGTTTGGAATTGCAGGAATGACACTTGCACTTAGTTTATTAAATGAACAATTGTCTAAAGTAGCTACTAATTTACCAGCGTTAAAAAATATAGAGTCAATCAAAACTGCAACTGGTGGAGGAAATGCTGAAGTTGTTAATAAATTGGATGAATTGATAGTGTTGATGAAAAATGGTGGTATTGCAGTTAATATTGATGGTAGCAAAGTAAGCACTGCTGTTGGAGTTGCTACAAAATTTAGAGGTGCATATTAAATAACTTGATATTTATAAAATATGGCAAATCTTAATAATTTAGAATCACCCGCTCCATTATCTACTACCAATACACAAATTATTGGTGCTGGATATACATTGCCATCTGGATTTAATGATTTAAGACAGCCAGGTGAATTGAGTGTATTATATGCTCAAAACAGTGATGCAATTTATAACAAGTATAAGTTACAAACTGATAGTACCAATCCATTATTAAAATTTGGACCAAAACAACCATTTTTTAGTTTTACTCCAAATACAGGAACAAAAGGATTAAATTCATTAAAAAAATATGAAAATAGAGCTGCACCAGTTGGTTCTGGTCCTCAAGACATATTAAGAATAACAAAGTTTACAATTAGTGCAAATGGTGTAATTTTTGCTACGGCACAAACATTATTACAAGGATTTAATCCATTTCCTGAAACAAAGATTTATAATCCAGCAATGCCAATATTGGCTGCTACTAGTATTGCTTCATTGGGATTAATTGAAAGACCAACAAGATTTATTGAACCAAATGGTATTGGTGCATTAGCTGCTCTTGGTGTAAAAGGATCATTAAAAAATCTTACTCCACCAAAAGGAACCGTTGGTAATAGTAATCAAGCCGCATTATCAAAATTAAGTTTAGATGGTGGTAAAGGATTTTTAAGAGCACCAACTGCAACTTCTGGTGATAAATTATTAAAGACAAAGTGGGTAGGAAAACAATCTTCATCTGGAATTGCTGATTTCTTCAAATCAAGTACTTTGTTTGGTGCGTTTACAAATCCAAAACAACCAAATGATCCACAATATAGAGCAGATGAAGCAACATACGGTGTAATGGCATCATCTACTACGGTATTTGATCAAGCACCAGGAACTTTAAAATATACATTTGATAAAACCGTTATACAAAAATGGTATGCGGGTACCCAAGACGGAACTATAAGAAAAGGTGATACTGAGCAAACAACAGGTGTTAGAGGTAGATATTTAAGACAAGCTGATGGTACTTATTTGATTATAGGAAAGACGGGTACATGGAATGGTACAAAATTAGGAAAATTTCCTACATTATTTGGTCAAGAAATAGGACTTAATCCAAGAACGGATGCTTACGAATTTTATGGTAAAATCGTAGGTAATAATATTACACCAGATCAAGAATTTAAGAATTCTGAAATGTTGATTAACTTGGCATATTATGCTGATGCAAAACAACCTTATTCAACTAAATTTACTGATAAAGAATCACAATCCGTAAAAGATGTAGAAGATAATTTAAAGAAAGTATTGGATACAATTATTAGTGCTGGATACAAATATACTGGATTAACAAGCACTGATATCATAAATCAACAATTTTCAAATGAATCTTACAAAGGTTATGATTTCATTAAACAATTGACAAAAGATCCATATTCTCAACAAAGAGAAGAAAGTCCTTTTAATTATCGTGGTGGATATCTTGCTCAATTTGGATTAAACAAAAGAAAACAATTATTGGATGATCCTAAAGGAAAAGGAATGGCTGGATCAATGGCATCCGATAAAATTAATTTATTAACTATTTTAAATCAAGAAGATCTTGGATTAGACAAAAAGTATAACAGTAATAACGATGATATAATCAAATTTTATTTCCATGATGTTGTTAATAATAAATACATTCCATTCAGAGCTACAATAACTGGATTGAATGAAAATTATAACGCTGATTGGACTGCTATAGAATATATTGGCAGAGCAGACAAATTACAATCATATAAAGGATTTTCTAGAACAATTGGTTTTAAGTTTAATGTCGTGGCTAATACAGTTAAAGAATTGCTTCCAATGTGGCAAAGAATTAGTTATTTAGTAGGATTGACAAAACCAGCTAATTATACACAAGGCGGACAAAGTAACTCTAATGTGTATTCTAGATTTATGATACCTCCTCTTGTTAGATTTACTATCGGTGATATTTATAAGAACCAACCAGGAGTAATTAAAAGTATTGGGTTAAATATACCAGAAAATTGTGTTTGGGAAACTGTTAGTGAAGAAACATCTGCTACATTTGATTGGACGTATTTAAATGGACGAATTCAATGGGCAGATAGCATAGGAAAGGTGGCTCAATTTCCAAGAGAATGTGAATTGAATTTGAGTATGGATTTACTAGAAAAAGAACGTCCAGTTGTTGGAGGAGCTAATTTTGGTGATTATTATGTGGATACTCGTATGGGACCAACGATTCAAATGTCCGGAATGACAAATCAAAATGAAATATTGGACGAAAAGGGTACAGTCGATTCATTTTCAAAAAACTTATATATGAATTTCCCAGGCGGAGTGGTGTTATCAACTCAAAGAGCTATAGATCAAATTAAAAATAATGAAATTGCAATGCAAAATGCAAATAATGCACAGGCAGAAGCACTACAACAAGAAGTCAATTCTTGGAATCAAAAAGCTGAAGATATACAAGATGCTGCAGCTCAATACAATTATCAATTAAAGATTGAACAAGAACAACAAGCCGCAAATCAACAAAGTATATACGAGATGTATAATAATACTGTTAATCAACCAACACAAGAATATCAAAATGCAGAATATGAAATGGATAGAACAGGATTATAATTTATGAATAGATATTCATTTGCAAATCAAAATAAAAGATGGGATGGAAAAAGAGTATACAAATCTTTGTTGTATCCTAAAATTCCGTATGCAATGAACGATTTGTATATTATAACAAATGAAACAACTACGTTTGATGCGCTTGCCAATACATATTACAAAGATCCAACATTGTGGTGGATATTGGCACAAGCAAACAAATTAGGAAATGGAAAATTAAGTGTATTAGCAGGTATTCAATTGAGAATACCACAAAATATTTCTAATATTATTGCAGATTTTAAGTTATTAAATTCATAAGTTATGGCAACAACACCAGACAATAGACCGTGGGCACCACATCCAATACCAAGTTGGGTGATTAAAGAATTTATAAGAAGACAGAATGATATTGGTTTTGAATATCCAGTACCCGTAAGTATTAATTGGGATGACAATGGCAATTGGCAAACATACAAAGGTCCAATGACTGCTTGGGCAAGAGTATTTTCAAATGGAACCGGTAGAGTAAGTGATAAAAGCGATTTTCCTATTAGAAATGGTTTTATTTTGCACGGTGGTGATGGATTTGATAAAAGTTACGGTATTCCTGATAATAAAAATGTATTAGGATATGATTCTGAAGGTGTAGAACACGTATTAAATTTATCTAGTGATGGTAATTTTGTTACATTTCCAAATTCTATATCAAACGAAAATAGAACGGTTCAAAAATTTTTGCCTGTTCCTGGTATCACATCTATTGATGCGGTAATACAAAAAGAAAGAATTAGAAAAGTTACTGTTAATTGGAAATGTTATGGTTTTGCTCAATTGGAATATATGACTCCATATTTTCTATCTCCAAAGATAAGTGCATTTGTTGAATTTGGATGGAATCACTTCAATCCTTCGTCATTACTCGATTTAAGAGCTCGTAATTTAGACAATTTAAAAGAATTGTTTACCAATAGCGGATCTTTATTATATGATCAAAATATAAGAAATTCGTATGGATTGTATGACGTAACAATGGGAATAATTAGTGGATTTGATTTTAGTAGTCAAGATGGTATTACATACGAATGTAAGACTGAAATATTATCTAAACATGCAAATTATTCAGGTGTATTAGTTAATACTGCAGCAAAAGTTTCGTCTGATAAAAATAAAAGTTCTGTTCAATCTACCTTTGCAGAATATTTAGAAAAAAGGTTGACTAAAATACCAAATTGTATTTTACAGAAAAAAAATTTCATGGACCCGTTGGATGCAGAAGAAGAAAAAGCACAAAAAAATTTAACATTTTTATCGTCAACTTTTCCATTTTATAAATATGATAATGGAAACTATACTAGAAAATCAAGCGATGATAAAGATGTAAAAAGACCTGAAGATAGATTTTTCATGGGAAGAAGATTAGAATATGGCGATTCTGCAAGAATGTCAGGAATGGCAGATTATGATTGGGATAGAAAGGATCAAAAAGATATATGGGTTACTATGGGATTTGTTGTGGAACTTGCAAATGTATTTTTTAACAAACAAATTAATATACAATTAAAAGATGCTAAAGATTATAATTTATATGAAATTGATATTGACGATGTAAAAATAGGAGCACATCCAAATTTAATTTCATGTGATGGTAGTATTTTATTAATTCCAAATCAAAAAGCACCTAAATATAATCTTGGAGCTATGTTTCCAACAGTAGATCCTACCAATAATGATTATCAAAAACAAAAATTTGGAAAAGGTGCAAATTTATCTTTGTTTTTTTCTGAAAAGTTAGGTACTCCATTTTCTTCTTTATATGATAATACTTTATTTAGAATATTTAGAACTGGATATCAACCATTTAATCCTACATATGAACCAGATTACTTTCAAAGATTGCTTGATACTCAAATAGAAAATAGTTTAATTTTAAAATATGCTGGCAAACGAAGTGATGCGCAAATCATAGAAGATAAAGGAAAACAACCTATTTTACTTCAAGTTTTTAGAGATAATTTGGATGGTATAATTAATAGATTTATATATGATAACGATCCTGCTCAAGGAACAAGATCATTTCCTCAATGGGTGGATGACAGTGAAACTCAGAAACCAGCAGGTTATTGGGGTTATCTAAAAGATTTATATGTAAATAAAAATGTATTAATTGAATGTGCAAAATCTTCAGATACGGTTGAAATATTTTATAACTCATTGTTAGGAAAAATTAATGCAGCTGCAGCTAAAATATGGGAACTTGCAGTAGTAGAAGACAGTGAAGATTCTGGTAAATTGAGAATTGTGGATAAAAAGTACGTTCAATATAATAAAATGAAAATCTATCAATTTGATGTAGGTGCATCAAATAATTTCATTAAAAGTATTAATTTCACTGCACAACTTTCAAATGTAGCAGCAAACCAAGTAATTTCATCCGCATCGTCAAATAAAACATCAGATAATAATTCTCCGAATGGTGAAGTAAATTCAAATCAAATACTTTTATTTCCATATGGTGATAGATTCAATAAAGATGTTCCTTTACAATTAAGAAAAATAGATGAGAACTTAGAAAGTATAAGACAATTGCAAAACAGTCCACAATCATCAACTGCGACAAAAGGTTCTTATATAATGTCGTTTAAATCATATATATCAAGAGCTGCGGCAGCAACTGCAACATCCGGGCCAAGAACAACTACTCCTCTAAATCCAAATATTCCCGCACCACCTTCAAGAGCTGCAGCTTCTGGTCCTAGAACCACTACACCATTAAATCCAAACAATCCTGCACCACCTTCAAGAGCTGCGGCAGCAACTGCAACATCCGGGCCAAGAACAACTTCCCCATTAAATCCAACAGTATCAGGAGTTGAAAGTGGATGGAACATAGTGAATTTGGTATTACCAAATGATTCATTATTAATCGCAATAATGAACGATATGGATTTTACAAATAACACTAATATTTATGGTGGACAACAGCCAGGATTTACTGTAGAAATGACATTACAGGGTATATCTGGATTAAGAACATTTCAATTATTTAGTTTAAAAAACTTACCAAGTCCATACTCTGAAAGAGAAATTATTTGTCAAATTGTAGATGTATCACATAAAGTTGACGCTGGTAATTGGACAACTACAATAAAAGCAGGTATTCGTTCAATTAGAGGACAATCAATATCATTTACTACTGACGGTACAAATGAATATTCAATTAATATAATAAAATGATTACACCAGATCAATATCAAAATTTAGGTGGGGATATTTTATCCGATATTACATTTCCAAGTTATTATAAACCTAATGTAACTAAAAATGATTATTTAAAAGGATATATTAATCGTTATCTTGTTCAAAAAATAAACGACTTAACAATTACCGAAGTAATTAAAGAAAATTATAATGGTATTTCCAACAATTTTTATAATAAATTAGTTATACAATGGACGATATCAGGTCCTAAAAACAATCAATATAATAATAAAATTCTTGAAAAAAAAGGTGTTCAAGAACAAAATACACAAACATTGGTTGAAAATGAAAAGAAAATGAAGGGATTAAAAAATTATTTGAATAACCCGCTTGAATTTTGGGGTGGTAAATAATTGACTTATAGTTGTTATAGTGTTACATTGTGTCAATGGTGTGTCTGGATAAACAGTCCTATTCTAAATTCTTAGATTCGCATATTTCATCTGATTTTATTCTTGAATGTATTCAATCAGATGAAAAAGTACATCCATGTATAGATGAATTGTGTATGGTGTTAATCCACATACTCAAATCCAAAACCACCTATATAATCAATCTAAGTCACCCAGATTGTAATATCTTTATTGATAAAGAAACATTAATCAGTGATTTTAACAAACTTAAAGGTAAGAAATGGGTCTTTGATAAGAAAAAGTGTTTACATCTATTTCCTATCAATAATCTGTTTGATATTAACATCATTTTCTTTATTAGTGACGGTAAAGTTGATGATTATAGTGAATTTGATACAGCTGCACACAATGTTATCAAAACCAAATTTCAAAAATATGGTGAATTGAATAAAGCAATTCCAATGGTAAAACATTTGGAAAAGTTTGAAAGTATGTATGATGCGGTGTTGATTAGACTTAAATCTGTCAAGATTGATGATAGTTTTTATAGTATTAATAGTACCATTACAGACAATCTTAGAATTCTTGAACACAATGGGTTGAAAGTGGATGTAGAATTGTTTAATAGGCATTTTGAGAACAATACCATCAAAGATAGGGATGGTATGGTTTATACACAATATAACTTATATACCGCAACAGGACGACCCAGTAATAGGTTTGGTAACGTTAACTATAGTGCATTGAACAAAGAAAATGGTTGTAGATCATCATTTATAAGCAGATATGGTGATGATGGTATGTTGTTTATGATTGATTATAGCGCCTACCACCCCCACATAGTTGCAAAGTTAATCAATTACAATCTTCCTTCAAACGCTTATGAGTATCTTGGTAAGTTATACTATGGTAAAGATAAGTTATCGGACGATGAAATCAAAGCGTCAAAGAACCTAACATTCCAGTGTATGTATGGTAATATTCCCGAAGAATTATTGGAAATACCATATTTTAAGAAAATGAGTGATTATATTGCTCATAGATGGAAATTCTTTAGTGAAAATGGATATGTAGAAACGCCGATTTATAAAAGAAGAATCACTAAAAACCATATAAATGAACCAAATCCAAACAAATTGTTCAATTATATCTTGCAAGCCAGTGAAACTGAATTTGGAATGCAATCATTGGTAAGAGTCAATGAATACTTGAATGGTAAACAAACCAAGGCTATTTTGTATACTTATGACAGTGTTTCGTTTGATTGTCATAAGAATGATAAAAAAGAAACATTGGTGGAATTAAAACGGTTGATGTCAAACAATCAATTTCCTGTAAAGTGTTATATTGGTAAGAATTATGATAGTATGACGGTGGTAGATATTTAAAAACAATTTGATTTTCGTGTATATATCAATATTTATATATACGAATGAATATAGATGAAGATGTAAAATTAAAAGACTTACAAGTTAAGTTACAACAGGTTGAGACTGTTATGCCATTGCCATTCAGTCAACAATTGAGAGAAAGTTTTCCTTTATATAAGATATTCGGCGAAAATGGAGATTATTATCCAAAAGAAAAAGACACAATCAAAAAGTGGTTAAAATTATCTGAAGAAATAGAAAAGATATTAAAGAGCATACAACAATTAAATAATCCTGCAATAATTACTGCTGTTGGTAAAAATAAATTATATCAAAATTATGCTGATATAAAGGCTAGAATTGAATTGGCATCTGGTACTAGTGTAACATTGGCAAATGTAACAACTACAAAACCAACCGGATTTATTCATCAAGACATCAAAAAGTTCTATGAATCGTTCAATAAGAGTGGTTATGCCAGTAAAGATAAGAAAAAAGAAAACACTGCTGATGCGGTGTTGTTATATAATTGTAGTATATCGGAAATTCAAATTGCTTTAAAAGATAAAAATGTAAGTGGTACCAACGAAAGTTTGTGTGAAATAACTGGTACTGGAAAGAAATTCGCAATGGTTTCTTTAAAAGCTGGTGGGGATAGTTATCGAATTGGTAGAATGAAAGGTGCTTTTGATATTTTACCGGACAAATTAAGTTTTTCAGGTACACCCGCAGAAAGAGAAAAATACTATCAATGGTTACAGTCACAACAACCAGATGGAAAACCAATTGAAAAAGATCCACGCAGTGTATTTAGTGGTGGTGCTCCTGTGTTTGAAGAAATTTATATTGGTAAAACATTACTAACTGAAATTGAATTTATATCATCGTTAAAGTCATCACTCAATAGAATTTCATCAAAAATTGGAGATTTGTCTGCGGAATTGACAAAAGGATGGTCTGATTTTATACAAAAAGTTAAAAATACCGTTGTTAAAATATTTGGTAATATTGAACAAAAATGTCAAGAAGACATGAATTATGCTAGAAATCAATATTCTAATATGTTTAATAGTTGGGATGCTATTGAAAAAGAAATTGGGATTTTATCTGAAGCAAGAGAAGCCGATGAAGTATTGGTAAAAATGACCGATTCATTAAAGAAAAATGTCACAATCTTTATTCAACAAATTAATAGAATTCAACCAGATTCTTTATTTAGTACCATAAACGAAAAAGTAAGATTAATTGATAATAAGAATTTGTTTATGGTTCAACTTACTGGTACTACACCAGAAGATGTAAAACAAGTCAAGAATGCTTCTATTAAGGTTTATAATGATTACTTTAATCCATCTACTAAAGGTGATGTTCCGATGAACAAAGGTGCATTTAGACCAATGAACATCTTTAATTCTAACATTGCAGCAATTACATTTTATGAAAAGTTCATTGAACGATTTATGAATGTGGGTAATGAAGCTCAAATCAAGAAAGAATTTATTCAATTTGCAAGTCAAATATCTGCTGAAGCAATCTTTGGTAACAATGATAGTTTACCGCTTGTAGTATTTAATGGTAAGACAATTAACAGAATGGGAACCAAGTCTGAATTTTCAAGTGGCAAAAAGTTGATTGATGCAAGTGAAAATAAGAATTTTAGACTTAGTAAGTTTGAAGTAAGTAAAAATAAAGAGGGAACATATTTCGTTGTATATTTATATATTATATTTGATATACGAGAAGAAGAAGAAAATGGAAAAGTAGAAGTAAAACCATTTTATTCTGCAATTGAATTGAGAAATGAAAGAGGAAGTAAGTTTTCTTTCAAAACAGAAATTCACCGTTCCAATTTAAGTGAAGAAGATGTATTTTAATTATGAATATCAAACAAATATTTTTTGAAGCACTAGAACAAGCAAGTACCGACATTTCAATTGAAAACGGTATTTTTGATATTTCTAAACAAGAACATATTGAAGTATTGAGAGAATATTTGTTGAATTCAAATATTGATCATAACATTGTAAATCAATATTTGAATAAAATGCTTGAAGGCAAATATCCAGAAAGACAAGCATACAATACAAATGGTATTCTTGTTACATTTCCAACTCCTGAATACAAACAAAAAGCTATTGCTCGTGGTACCCATTTTGAAGAAAATCCAAAAAGGGGACAAGCCAATGTGTTTACAGGAGATGAACAACCAGAACAACCAAGTGGACAACAAATTGAATTTGAACCACAACAAACACAACCTGTTCAACAAGCAGAACCACAACAATCAAAAGGTGATGATAGAACTCCTGAAGAAAAAGAACACGATGCTTTAGCAATTGAAAAAGAATTGACTAATGAATATACTTTAGAAGAAGCTTTAAAATACGGATTTTATAACAAACGAAATAGTTGGTTTGATTCTTCGGGAGATTATGTCGGTAAATTGTGGAATGTTGACGGTAAAAAACTAATAATAAAATAAATGAAGAACAAACAACTATTGTGTACATTTACCAATTCCAAAGAATATAATGACATTATCCAAGAAATAAAAAGTTTCTATAGCGTCATTAACGGTAAAATATTTTTACTCTGCAATGTCAACAACCCAAAAGAACTGTATGCTACATACAATGTTGACTTATCCGATGGGAATTCACTGAAATTTAAAAACACTATCAGCGTTCATAGAAAAAAAGACACAAATACTCTTTACACTTTGAATGCGATGAACAAGTTGATTGCCGAGGAAAACAATGGTGTTTTTGATAAAACCTATCAATTGGACTGGAATCTCTACAGAAATTCAATTATTTTAACGAGCGAAGTATCTGTCAAAATCGTCTCCGTCAAAATATTTGATATAATAAGTTGAAATCTTTTTGGTCTTCATATATATTGATGACAACTTAATTGGTTGTCATTAAATAATTCGTGTGAGTTATCTAATTAACTAATTAACTAAATTAACTAATTAAAAAATTATGGCATTAGACATATCGAAGCTGAAGAGCCGTTTGAGCTCTCTAACAAACCAAGGCAACAAAACCAATCTTATTTGGAAACCAAAGCCTGGTAAACAAGTGGTTCGTATCGTTCCCTACAAGTATCAACCTGATAATCCTTTTATTGAGTTGAAGTTCCACTATAATATCAACAACAAGACCTATCTATCTCCTGATAGTTTCAATCGTCCTGATCCAATCGTTGAATGGTCCAATCGTATGAAGAAGACCGGTAACAAGGAAGACTGGATTTTGGGTAAGAAGATGGAACCAAAGATGCGTACATATGCTCCTATCATTGTTCGTGGTGAAGAAGGAGAAGGTGTTCGTTTCTGGGGATTCGGTAAGAATGTTTACCAAGAAATTCTAAGCATCATCAATGACGTTGATTACGGTGATATTACCGATTTGGTTAACGGTCGTGATATTGTAGTAGAATTCCGTACCGCAGAAGATTCTGGTAAGTCTTTCCCAGAAACTACAATTCGTGTTAAGCCAAATGCAAGTATTGCAATTGATGTCGCTCAAAAAGATGTCTTGGCACAACAAACAAATATTCTGGATTTATTCCCAGAATTTTCCTACGAAGAACTAAAGGGTGTAATGAATGCATGGTTGAATCCAGAAACTCAATCTGCTGAAGGAACCGTCAATACTATTGTTGAAGATGACACTCCGTTTACTGCTCCTCCAACTGCTGCTACTGATTTTCCAAAAGCAACTGCAACAAATAAATCACCAACTGCTACTGCAGCAAAATCAAATTCAGATGATGTAGCTGCTGCTTTTGATAATTTGTTTAACAGTTAAATAAATTGTTTGTAATGGGGTGGTAGTATATATTACTGCCACCCCTATTTTAGTTTTATATTTTTATGAAAAAGAAAAATCAAGTTACACAAGAAACTCCTCAAAGAGATGAGTTAGTAGAATTACTCGCAAATGAGTTAAATAAAGCCAATAAAGATGGCGGAAAGATTGCATATTTCTTGGATGAACAAGAAAATCCAGCAGAAATTAGTGATTGGATTAGTACAGGTTCTTCTATTCTTGATCTAGCAATTAGTAATCGTCCACATGGTGGATTACCAGTTGGTAAGATGGTTGAATTCAATGGATTAGAAGGTACTGGTAAAAGTCTAGTATCAGCGCATGTTGTTGCTGATACACAGAGAAAAGGTGGTGTAGCAGTTGTTATTGACACTGAAAATGCTGCTGCTCCAGAGTTCTGGAAAAGTCTCGGTGTAGATCTATCAAAACTTCTATATGTTCAATGCGAAACTGTTGAAGATATTTTTGAAAAGATGGAACACATGATTGGAATTGTAAGAAAGTCCAATAAAGATCGTATTCTTACAATCATTGTTGATTCTGTTGCTGCAGCATCAACAAAGGCAGAATTGGAAAGTGATCATGGTAAGGATGGATTTGCTACTGGTAAATCTATTATTATCAGCAAAGCAATGCGTAAGATTACCAACATGATTGGTAAACAGAAAGTTCTTACTGTATTCACCAATCAATTGCGTCAGAATCTAAATGCTATGGCATTTGGTGATAAGTGGGTAGTAAGTGGTGGTAAGTCACTT